TGTTAATTCTTACTTATTCTTTTTTTGTTTACAATAATGTAATATAATGTTAATATATGGTTTGTTGGGAGGAATATATGAAAAAGAAATTTGTAATAGGAATTTTAATTGTAATAGTTTTATTTTTAATTTTCGGATTTAAAGACATTAAAGGCGGCTTTGAAAATGGATTTAATGCGGCGATAAAAACAGAGCATTTAAATTAGCATTATATGTGTAAAAGTATTATAAGTGTAAGTATTCTGAATTAAAAGTATAGAGTTTTTAACTGTGCTTTTAATTTAGAATTATTATGGTTATATATTTTAAGTACTTTATTTTATAATTATATAGAAAATAATAGTATATTAATATAATAGCTAATTATTTTTAAAATTACTTTTTAGGAGGAACAAATGAAAAAAATCTCTTTAATATTTATAGCTTTAAGCTTTGTTCTTTTATTTATATTTTATGGAAATGATGAAGTACCTAGATACTCTTCTACAGGAGATAGAGATACTATGGAATCCTTTGGTGTAGATGGACAGTTTGCTATCTATAAATTTTCTGATGAAAATTTCAATAAAAAATTAGATTTGTATGATACTAAAAATCAGGACGCTATTGATATTATATCAAATTATAAAGAAATAGAACCATATGTTTATACTATAGGAGAAAAAGGTTATACTAAATTAAACTATGCCAATGGGAATCTTATACAATCAAATGATTTAAACAAATTTTCAAATAATGATAAAGCTATATTTGAAGATTTAAACAAATAAAAAGAAATGCTTTTATAATAAATTTATTATGAAAGCATTTTTATTATATATGTGTAGAAAAGGAATGACATAAATGACCACCTGGAAGTAAATAAGTAGAATAAATCTAGATAATAATGTAGCTTAATTAATTTAACTTTGGTTAGATGAGTTTGTGTTTTAGCTTCTAAATTATTTATATATGATCTTTATAATCTTACTAGATTTAAGAGTTTATAATTAGTGTATTTTACCATTAATCTAGAATTTTGGTTCAATAAGATTTGATATTATATACTGAAAATATAGACACAAAATATCTTAATTTATATTAACTTTATCTGAGTTAATATAAAGTTAAGCTTAGTTTTTAAAGAATTTTATTGTATAATTATAAATGATTTAAGTTTAAGAGGTGAAAATTATGGCAAAAGATAAGAAGCTTAAGACAAATGCTATGAGAATATTGGATTCTAAAAAGGTTTCATATGAAATGTTAAGCTATGAAAGCGAAGATGGAAAGATAGATGGAATTTCAGTAGCTCATAAAATTGGAGTAGATGAAAAGAATGTATTTAAAACATTAGTAGCTCAAGGAACAAGCAAAGAGTTATATGTTTTTGTTATACCAGTTGCAGAAGAATTAGATTTAAAAAATGCTGCTAAGATAGCTGGAGAAAAGAAGGTTGAAATGATAGCAGTTAAGGATATAATGAAATATACTGGATATATTCGTGGTGGATGTTCTCCAATGTTTATTTAGACAAAAATAAAATAGATGTTACATGAAAGTAACATCTAACGAATCAGTTTCAGGATCATATATAATTTCTTTAAATAAACTCATAGCTATTTTTCTTTTGTCATCTACACTAAGGTCATCATTAAATGCAAGTATATTATCATAAACTAATGAGCTATCTTTTTTAGTATTTGAATTAAGCTCTTGTAATTCAAGTTGTAGTAAATTATCTTTCAATATAGATTTTTCTTTTACTAATTCTTCTAATTTAGATATAAAAATAAGTGAAGCTTCATTACTTAGTAGAGCTATTTTATCAGTAAGGTTATTTATAGTTTTATCAATACTTTTTATTTGCTTTTTTATAGTATCTATTTTAGAAGAATTATCTATTTTATTAGAAAAATATGAAGAATTAAATGTTTTTTTATCTTTAAGCAAATGTATAAGCTCAGAGACCTTAGATTCTAATATATCTTGTTTAACCCTTTTAGTATTCGTGCAAGTTTTTAATTTACCACGAACAGCATCCCTACAAGAATAATAGCTATAAGTAGAAATATATATTTTTTCTTCACCATGTTTATTATAATGTTTGGTTTTAGTTGTTTTGGTTTGTCCACAAAATGTTTGCCCACAATACTTACATCTAACTGTTTTAGTAAGCCAAAATTTTTCGCTAAATCTATTACCTTCTCTTGATATATTTTTATCCATATCTTTATTTATAGAAATCCAAACAGAAGGCTCTATTAACCCAACTATATCACTAACAATAGCATATTTAGTTTCTTTATCTGTATATGTTAGATATGAATGTATATTATCTTCATCACCTTGAACTATATATCCTTTAGTTTTTAAGTATAAAGATACAGAAGGAGAGCTTTTAACATATATAGGTTTTCTTAATGTGGTAGCTAAAGTTCCACCAAGAAAATTATGATTATATTTTTCTTTTATATATTTCATAATATTAGAGTTTTTTTCTTTTTCATATTTCATATTAAAAACATCTAAAATCATATCTTGTTTATTCCATTCAAGTCCACCATTTAAACCATTTTTAAATCCAGTAGGAGGGGAGCCACCAGTCCATTTACCTTTTTTAGCTATAGATAATAAATTATCTTTTACTCTTTGTTGAATATTGGTTCTCTCCATTTCAGCAAAACTAGCTAATAGTGTCAACATAACTTTTCCCATTTGAGTATTTGGGTCAAAACCTTCACTTATAGAAATAAGCTCAACATTATTTTCTTTAAATAGTTCTAATATTTTTAAGAAGTCTAAAGTGTTTCTAGCAATTCTATCTACTTTGTAACAAACAACTATATCAATTTCATTTAGTTGAGCCATTCTAAGCATTTTTTGAAAGGCAGGTCTATTAGTATTTCCACCTGAAAAACCTTCATCTTCAAAAACTCTAAATTTAGCATTAGGAAATTTATTATTTATATAATCTTTACACATATTAATCTGAGTTTCTATGGATACTGATCCTTCAACTAAAACAGATTTCCTTGAATAAATAGCAACTTTTTTCATAATAGACCTCCATTAAACAGAACAAGAATTATAAATTATTTCATCTTCCATAATCATTGATTTAGATATTCTAAACTTATCTTCCTTTAGGTAGATTGATAATAACTTATATTTTATAATTTCTTCAGTAACATTAAAATGGAGAGCTAATCCACTTAAAGTACCTGATATATGTAATAAAGCTCCAATTATTTCTTCATCAGAAATTAAATAGTTAGCAGCCCACATTCTAGCTTTCTTTTCTTGTTTACTTCTATTAATTTTATCAGAGTAAGTTATACATTCAGAAGTTAAATTGCCTGAGGAAGTAAAGTGATGACCAAGTTCTTCAGCTAATACAGATATATATTTTCTAGTATCAGTAAGTAAATTTTTATGTATTCCAATTATAGGATGCATTCCTAATACTTTAAAGTATATACCTTGAATATTAGATGATTTAAAATAAACTTCTTCTAATGCTATGTCTTCATCTTCAATTAAACTATAAATATCACTTAAACTTTTCATTGGTATCACCATCCATTTCATTTATAGGATAATTATAGCATTTTAAAAACAAAAAGTCGAACATATGTTCTTGTGGAAAAAGATGTATAAATAATGTAATATATAGGTAGGGGATTACACATTTAAGGAGGGTTACTTATGAATAATAATGAAGTTCAAAAAATGAATGATACTAGATTTAAAGAGGCATTAATATCAATAGTTAATCATAAAAATTATAGTGAAGTATTAAATTTTATATTTGAGAATAATATTAAATATAATAATGAAAATTTAATTTATAATTTAACTAACAATTTGATTAATGTTTTTAGAGTTGATTGTAATATAATTATAGAGTATTTAACTGGTGTATATACATATGGTGATATAAAACTTAAATCTGAAGAATTAGAAGTTTTAGATTTATTGAATGTTTTAAAAGATAAATATGCTGGAACTTTAATAAAATCTATAAATAGATCAAGAAATCCTATTGGATTATCTGGGGTTTCCGCAAATATAGGACAAGCAGTTAGTCATAACAATATAACTATATTCAGAAATGATGATAAAATGTTAGATTTATTATGCACAGCACAAGAACTTGTACATTTTACTAACTCATTAAATCAAGCTCTATTAAATGTTCTTAATGTTGGTATATATAATTTAGATATAGATTCTATAATGGAATTAAAGTCTAATTTAAATTCTCTAAACAATAAATTGAATGATATGACTAATAATGGTTAAAATAGATATAAAAATCCAAGTTGCAATAATAAGCTTAGTAACTTCATTGCTTACGGCCTTTATAACAACTAGAACACAACTGTATTTAGATAAGAAAAAAGGCAGAAAAGAAGAAATTAAAAATTTAATTTCAGATAATAAGGAGATTTTTAAAAACTTATTAGAATTAAAAAATGGAGAAACTATTAATTATTATAATTTAAAATTGCAGATTAAAGACAAACCAGAATTATCACTTTTACTTCCTAAGAAGATAATTGTTTTATTTGATAAACTATTATTAGATTTGAATTTATCTGGAGATGAATTGAAAGAAAAAGAAGAAAATATAAGGAAGACAGCAAAAAAAATTGTTAGAGAAATACAGAAAGTCGGAGTTGATTCTAGTGAGCTTAAGAAATAATGAAGGTATACAACAGCAAATTATTTCAAGAGATAAGAATATTGAAATTTATGAAAAATTTGAGTTTACTTTTGGAATAATAAGTAATAAATTAAATATGATAAATAATATAAAGGAAGCAAAAGAAGATTTAGAAAAATTAAAAACTTATAATTATAATAATTTTAATTCTGAAGAGTTATATTTACAACGTTATGAAGAAAACATTAGATACATGACTGACGCAGTTCAAGGAAGTTCATGTGATGTAGAAAAAGTAATGCTTCATTATCAAGCATTAAGGGAATGTAAAGATATTTGTAATCTGTTTAAGGGTGATGATAATGAATAATATTAAAATACCAATAAAAGCAAATAAATTGTACATGAATAACAAGTTTGATATTATTAAAGAAAATGTTAAAAATGAAAATGAAAATTTAAATGATATGGGATCTTTTATATGTATAAATTTTGAAAATTATAGTTTTATTTTAAATAAAATATTGAATTTAGATGTATACATAAAAGAAAAAGATTCATTTTTGAGTGAAAGAGTTGATAGACTAGAAAGTATTATAAAATTACAAATAGAAGATTTTGGTTTTATAAAAAGTGAATATATTTGTTAAAAAAGATGACAAAATTTTGTCATCTTTTTTTATATTTATGTTTAACATATTCAATAAAATCTTCAATTTCTTTTTTTGCTTCTTCTGGAAGTTCTTCATCAATACCATTATCATTATGTAAAGCTAAAGTTAAAGTATCATCATTAATAATATCTTCAGCTGATTCTTTAATATTTGATTTACCTAAAAGGTAGTCTATAGAAACATTATAATAATCAGATAGTTTATTTAAAGTTTCAACATCGGGAATTCTTTTCCCTTGTTCATAGAAACCATAGGCACTGGTAGATATTTTTAAGTATTCAGCTACATCTTTTTGTAATACACCTTTTTCATTTCTTAAACTTTTTAATCTATTATTTAACATAAAAACCACCTTTCATTATCAATATAATTATACAACTTAAAGTTGTATAGTTCACCTAAAACAACAAAATGTTCAAAAAAACTTGACAAACAACTATTTGTTGTATTAGTATAGAAGTGTAAACAACAATAAGTTGTTTGGGGGTGAACTTATGAAAAATAAAATATTATCTTTAAGACTTAAAAAAGGTCTTACTCAGAAAGAAATAGCTTGTATTTTAGGTATTACAACTAGTTATTTAGGCATGATAGAAAAGGGAGTAAGAAAACCTTCTTTAGACTTAGCATATAAAATTTCTAATTTATTTGAAACAACAATAGAGGATATTTTTTTTGTGAATTAAAACAACAAATTGTTGTATAAATATATTATCTCAAGAAAGGGGAAGAAAATACATGGCAAAGCAACCAACTAAAGCAGCTAATAATGTGTATTGTATTGCAAGAAAAAAGGCTGCTGAATTTAATTCAAAATTTTCAAGTAGGGAGGGTGCTTCAGAGTTCTTAGGAATTTCAAAGGATTCATTAACTGATTATGAATTAGACCTTTGTAAAGTAGTTCCAGTAGATAAGGTTGTTATTATGGCAGAAGCATATAATGCTCCTGAACTTTTAAATCATTATTGTTGTAATGAATGTCCTATTGGCAAGAGAATTACTCCAATAATTGAATCAGAGAATATTGATAATTTGTATAAGTTTGCAATTTCAGTAGCTAATACATTAGACGATAGTGTTAATATTCAGAAGACCTTATTAAAAATAGTTGAAGATGGAGTAATTGATGTATCAGAAAAAGAAGAGTTAGAAGTTATAGTGAAATTCTTTTCAAAATTAGAAAAGAGAGCAGCAGAAATGAGACTTATAGCAGAAAAATATTTAGTGGAGGATTAGGCAATATGGCAAAAAGAAAAAAAGATGATCCTAAAGATTGGGATAGAAGTTTATTTCCAAAGAAAATTATAAAAGATGGAAATATATTTATAACAGATGGATATATAGGAACAACTAAAGTAAGAATATTAAAACAACCATCTATGGAGGCTATAGAAAAATTTAATAATTTATTAGCTAAAAAGGCTATAGAGCTTGAAAGTGAAAAGGCTAAAGAAATAATACAATGCAAATAATTTGTACAAGCTATAGGAGGTAATTATGGTATTAAAAGCAATTCAAAGATTAAAAAACAAATATTCAAGTTGTGATTTTAAAACTATTTTATGTATTGCAGAAGAAGATATTAGATTTAATAGGCTTGGTTTTGGAAGGAAAACATCACAAATTAAATTCTTAGAGATTTTGAGTGAAGCAGAAATGCTAGTAAGAAGGGTTTAAATATGGATAAAGTTGAGATGAATAAAATTATTGAAAAAATAATAGAGCTTTCTTTAAATGGTATGTCATATAAAGAAGCTCTAAATAAGTGTATTGATACCGACCAAAGCAATCAATGCACTCAAAAATACTTACAATTTAATTTTAGCATCGAAGATTAATTTAGGCAAGAAAAGAGGTGTATAAAATGAAATACACAATTCATGGATTTAGTCAGAAAAAATTAATAGAAGCAGGATTAGATAATGATGATGCTCTTATATTATCAGTAATTAAAGATATGTATTCAAGTAAAAATATGCAGTTTCAAATTATTGATGGAGAGCGTTTTATATGGATAGACCAAGGGTATTTATTAGAACAAGTACCTATTATAGGTAGGCATAGAAAACTACAGTTAAGATTGAAAAATCTTTGTGATAAGGGAATTATTGAAAGACGGTTATTAAATTTTAAGGATGGAGTAAAAGGAAGTTTTTCGTATATAAATATTACATCTAAGCTAGACGATTTAAGTGAATATGATACCCTACGCAAAAATTGCGTACCCTTACGTAAAAGTTGCGTAACCCTTACGCAAAAAATGCGTAACAAAGATTCTTCTATAAGAGATACAAATAATATTATATATAGTCGAATTATAGAATATCTTAATTCAAAGACTGGAAAATCATATAAATCTACAACTAAAAAAACACAATCTTTAATTAAATCACGATTAGATGAAGGATTTAATGAGGAAGATTTCTTTAAAGTTATAGATAATAAAGTTGCTGAATGGAAAGGTACAGAGTATGAAAAATATTTAAGACCTGAAACCTTATTTGGTAATAAGTTCGAAGGGTATTTAAATCAAGACTTTGGAGTAGGAACAAAAGAAATAAGCAAGAGTAATCTTAATATAAAGAAAGGTAATTTTGATTATTAAAGGTGAGAGTATGGAGAGTAATTACGCTATTGATAGTGAAAAAGCTATTTTAGGAACTATTATACAAGATAATGATTTTATGATAAAAGCTATGAGTTCTTTAGAAGACAATGATTTTTATAGCTCTAAAAATAAAATAGTATATAGAGCTATGAGAGAATTATTTAAGGATAACATAAGTTTTGATTTAACAATAGTCGCTGAGAAGTTATCCAAAGAAATAAAGGCACAAGCTATCACCTTATCTGACTTAACTGAAATATCATATCACACATCAAGAGGTACATTTGATAGCCATTTAAACTTAGTTAAAGAAAAGAGCAAGGAAAGAAAGTTAATTGTTGCTTGTAAAAGCATAATAACTGATGGTGAAAGTATTGAATCAAAAGTAGACATATTACAAAATACTTTGCTTGAACTTAATTCATCAGATAGAGAAGATAAAGTTTATACAATGAGTGAAGTAATGGAGAAAACTTTAAATAAGATAGAAAAAGCTTTTAATAATAAAAGTGGACTAACTGGAATAAGTACAGGTATTCAAAAAATAGATAATGCAACAAATGGATTAGAGAAAAAAGACTTTATTGTATTTGGAGCAAGACCTTCAATGGGTAAAACTGCTTTATCTTTAGCCGTTATGGAAAATATAAAAGGCAAGGTACTTTATATTCAGTTAGACATGAGTACAGAAGGAATGGGACAAAGGTTATTAGCTTCAAATACATGTATAGAAAATGGAAAGATTGCTAGAGGAAGATTTAATGATGCTGAGATGAATAGCTTATTAAATGTTTTTGATAGATTAAGCAGGAAGAATAATATATTTGTTTATGAACCTGCATCAATAACAGTAAATCAAATAAGATTAATAGCTAAAGAAATTCAAATAAAGCATGGGTTAGATGTAATCATAGTAGATCATATAGGGAAAATAAGACCAACAACAAAGGGAAGTAAATATGAGCAATCAAGCCATATATCAAATTCATTAAAGGCTATGGCTAAAGAGTTAAATGTGGCAATGGTAGCATTATGTCAACTTTCAAGAGCATCAGAGCAAAGAGCAGACCATAGACCAATACTATCAGACTTAAGAGATACTGGAAGCATTGAAGAAGATGCTGATGTAATAGGACTTCTTTATAGGGATGGTTATTATAGAGCAAGAGAGGATAAGGAAGATATAGTGGATGATGTTTTAGAAATAAACTTTGCTAAGTGTAGAAATGGTAGAACTGGAGTAGTTGAATTAAATTATAATTTACCAACTCAAAGATTATCAGAATTTTAGGAGTGATTAATATGAAACTAAGTAAAGAAGAATTTGTTGCTAGATATGTTAATGACTTAAAAAAGAAACGTAAGGCAAAAGAATTAGAATATGATAAATACAAATTTAATGCTATTGCCATGGCAAGGGGAAGAAATAATAGAAAGTATTATGAATAGAGAGGATGATTTAAGTGAATAAAGTTGTTTTAGTTGGGAGATTAACTAAAGATCCTGAATTAAGATTTACTGCTAATAAAGGAACAGCAGTAACAAGGTTCACATTAGCAGTAAATAGAGATTACAAAAAAGAAGATGGAACACAAGAAGCTGATTTTATAAATTGTATAGCTTATTCTAAGAGAGCAGAAGTTATAGCTCAGTATTTAACTAAAGGTAAAAGGTTTAGTATAGCAGGAAGTATTAGAACTGGAAGTTATGATGCACAAGATGGGACAAGAAGATATACAACTTATGTAGTAGTTGATGGATTTGATTTTATTGATTCAAGTGATAGTAAAGTAAATAATGATAATTTCAATGATGATATGATACCAGTTGATGATGGGGATATTCCATTTTAGGTAAAGTGGTTAAGAGTAATCAAATATTATTACTATTGTAATGTTATTTGATTACTCGATAAATCATATGGATAAAAAATATTTTGAGCATATAGCAAATATTAAAGAATTAGGAAAATATCATTATAAGATTTTACTTTTACTTATGATAGGAGATTATTCTCAATCAGATATTAGTAAGTTGCTTGATATTAAAAAGCAAAATGTAAATAGAGTGTTTAAGGATTTAGAAAAGTTAGGATTAATAGAAATAAAAGAGAAGATTGGTTCTAATAAATATTATAGATTAGTTGATATTAAAGCATTAAATGTAAATATTGCGGGGCAAATCAAATTTATTTAGGAGTGGTTATTATGCAATATATAGCTAGTTTTAGTGGAGGAAAAGATAGTACTGCTATGATATTAAAGATAATTGAATTGGGATTACCTTTGGATAGAATAGTGTTCTGTGATACTGGATTAGAATTTGGAGAACAAATTAATATTGTTAAAATAGCAGAAAGAAAATTTAAAGAGCTTAAGCCTAGCATAAAATTTGACTGGATTAAATCAGAAAAGAGTTTTGAAGATTATTTTTATACAGTTAATACTACTGGAAAAAGAAAAGGACAGATATGGGGATGGCCTTTTATGTTAGGAGCTTGGTGTAATAGCAGATTAAAAATGAAGCCATTAAATAAATATTTTAGAGAAATTGGTGAGCATAAAAGATATGTTGGAATAGCTTATGATGAGCCAAAGAGATATAAAAGACTTCATAAAAACTGCATAGCTCCACTATATGAGTTAAAAATGACAGAGGATGATTGCTTAAATTATATAAAACTAAAAGGATTTAAAAATCCTATGTATTGAAAGTTTGAGAGGTTAGGGTGTTATTTATGCCCTAAGCAAAGTTTAAATAGCTTAAGAAGTTTGAGAAATCATTATCCTATGTTATGGAAGAAAATGCTTTGTATGGATAAGGATAGTCCGATAGCATTTAAAGCAGATGCAACAAGATTAGCTGATATAGAAGAGAGATTTAGGCGTGAAGATATGAAAATAACAAAAAAATATTCATTAGTTGAGCCAAGATTATTCTGTGAAGCCAAACAACTTGTTATGAAGCTATAAATTTATTAAATAAGATTTTTACTGGCTAGGATATAAGTTATTATGAAAGGATGTGAAAATTCCTTTACAAAAGCTATATATTGTACAACCTAGTTAGTATAAATAAAAAAGTTAAAGTGAGGTATTCAAATGATAGGTAATATGATTAAGTTTAAGGATGATGTAGAAGGATTATTAAAGAGTTATAAAGAAACAGTAAGAGAAATAAGAGCTTTGGAATTAGAAATTGCAACTGTAGAAAATGAATATCAAGGATGTGGAGCATTACAATATTCAGAAAGAACTGGGACAACTTATAAAATAACATCACCAGTAGAAAATGAAGTTTTATCAAAAGAAAAGAGAATACAGTTTCTTAAATACTTAAAAAGAAATAAGGAGTTGAGGATAAAGAAAATAGAAAACCTAATATCATGTTTAGATGAAGTTGAGTATGAGATAATCACATCATATTACTTTAGGGGAATGAATATGGAGAGTATTGCTGAAAGATTAGAGATGAATCCTAAATATCTTATATGCAAAAAATCAAAAATAATTAAGAAAATAGAGTTAGATATGATGAATTTAAAAAGTCTAACTAATTTCTGACTAAACTCTAACTATTATGTGGTTGAATAGCTAACTTTGTATGCGTTAATATAATAGTATCAAATGAATAACCACTTAAACTTTAGAAGAGCTAACTTTATAGTTGGCTCTTTTTACTTTACAAAAAAAGAGGTGAGATAAATGAAAAAGAGAAAGTTACCTATGTATATGTTGTGGGAAGGGAACAGACTTAAATGTGCATGTTCATTTTTCTCACCATTATGTAGTAAATATCAAAAAGGAAAGTGTCAAGAAGAAGTAGTTATTTATGATCCTTGTCAAGGAATTGATGAATGTATGAAACATAGTAGCTATAAAAGAGTAAATGGAGCATTAAGACAAAAGTGAATTATGTAGAACCAATAAGAGATTCAAACAAGGTACATGAGATTGCTAATTACTTAAGAAAGTATAGTGAAAGAAATTATATTATGTTCATACTAGGTATTAATTCAGGATTAAGGATAAGTGATATTTTAAGTCTTAGAATTAGAGATGTTAAAGGAAAAGATTACATTTCCATTAGAGAAAAGAAAACTGGAAAGCAAAAGATATTTCCAATGACACCAATATTAAAAAGAGAAATAAAGAAATATTGTGATGAAAAAGATTTAGACCAATTTCTTATAAAGTCAAAGAAAGGTTATAACAGACCTATTGGAAGAAAACAAGCTTACACTATATTAAGAGATGCAGGTGAAACTTTAGGACTATATAACTTAGGAACTCACACTTTAAGAAAGACTTTTGGATATCATTTTTATATGCAATATAAGGACGTTGTTACACTCCAAAAGATATTTAATCATTCTGACCCTTCAATAACTTTACACTATATAGGGGTTGAACAGAGCCATATAAACAGAATGATTAAAGGTTTTAAAATCTATTAAATAGGACATAAAAGAATGAGGTGGCATTAAATTTTAAAACTACCTTTAAACTTAGATTTTATAAAGCTTTAAAGATAATTCATTAAAACCACACAATATGTATTATGGGGCATTATTTGCAAGTTCTTGAGATAGATGTTGCAATAATATATAATTAGATATTGAGGTGGTAAAATGGATCAAAAAAAGGAAAATATGAAACTTTTGCGTGACTTAATATTTGCATCATTTGGAGTAATTTCAATTATCGCTTATTTAAGTAAATTTTTCTTTTATGTTAATGGATACTTCCAATTCAATGAATGGATTACAGTGGTTATTTCACTTGTTGGAGCATTGATAGGTGGAATATTTACTATGCTTGGAGTTGTTTTAACTTTGAATAAAAATATTTCATGGAATGAAGATAAAGAAAAAAAAGAAAAAGAAATATTAGAAAAAAAAGAACGTGAAGAAATTAAAGTTCTTGCACTGCAGATTTATTCAGAAATCGAAGCTTATGTTAACTCAATAAGAGAATATACTTTAAATGTTTTAGATCTTAAGATTAAGTATGCATTAACAAATAATTGTGATGGAGATAGGTTTGAAGAAAAGTGTAAGCAATGGATTTGGATAAATGATATTTATTTTATGTCTGATAATATAAAAGATAATTTTTATGCTTTGGTTAGTAAAGATATATTTCAAGAAAAAAATAAATTAATTAATTCATTTATAAAGTTAAACATAAACCATGAAAGAACTAAGCAAATATTTTATAGTGATGCAAGTCGATCAGTAATTTTGTTAAATAACATGAATTATTATATTTTAAATAAGGATTTCATAGGATATAGGATACGAGTATTTTCGGATACAACACAAGAAATTTTTGATAATATTAAGAATAATCCTAAACAGTTCAATAATATGGTAAAAAGGGTAGAAGATTTAGGAAAAGAGCTGGAAAAATTTAAAGAAAAAAACATAATAAGTGAGGATATTGAAACTTTACTTATTGAATTAAAAGAGGTTATGGAAAATAATGCCTAAGAAAGTTTGTAATTATAATAGATGTAATAATCTTATAAATTTAAACGAAACCTATTGTAGTAAGCATTCATTTAATAATAAGGATAGGCATAAGAACTATAAGGTAAGAAGAAAAGATAAAGATGAACAAGCTTTTTATAATTCTAAAGAATGGCATATAGTTAGGATTAATGTTATTGCGAGGGATTTAGGATTATGTAAGGTTTGTTTAAGTAAGAATAGAATAAGAGTTGCTGATGTTGTACATCACATAATAGAGTTAAAGGAAGGCAGGGAGCTTGGATTAAGGACAAGCAACCTGCTTTCTTTATGTAATTCATGTCACCAAGAGATACATGCTAAGTATAGAAAAGGTATGGTTACTAAAAGAAATACTCAAGAAGAATTATTTAAGCTAATTCCTAAAGACTAGGGGGTGTATAAAAAGTTTTATAGAAAGGAAAAAAGGTCGCAGTAACTATGTCAGAGAAATTTTTTTCGGTTTTTGAAGTGAAAGGGGGTACTTTAGGTTTTGGGAAGGAAGATGATTTCAGTTTCTCAAATTCTTGCAAATGGAAACAAGAGCCATTTAACTAATGAAGAAATTGAAAAAAGACAAGAGCAGGAAGAAAAACTAAAATGTTTACCAAAGGATAAGATAAGACCACCAACATGGTTATCTAAAGATGGAAAAAGTATTTTTAAGAAAATTGTTAAAGAGCTAGATGCAGTAGACATACTTGCTAATATTGATAATTATAATTTAGCCATCCTAGCAAACTCTTTAGAAAAATATATAGAGTGTACTAGAAAGTTGAATTGTGATGAGCTTACAGTAACACATATTAATAAAAGAGGATTTGAAACTACTCAAAAGAATCCTTTGATTTCTATTCAGATTCAATATGCTGATGTTATTAAAAAGTTAGGTGCAGAGTTTGGATTAAGTCCAGCAGCAAGGTTAAAGATTATTCAAGAAGCAGAAGAACTAGATGAAGAAGAAAAAGAATTTAATGAGGATTTTGGAAATGTATAATACAGTTCTTGAAGAGCTTATTGATTATTCTAATAAAATACTAAATGGTGAAATTATTGCTTGTAAAAGACATAAACAAGCTTGTCAGAGATTTCTAAATGATTTAGAAAATATGGAGCATGAAGATTATGACTATTACTGGGATGAAAAAGAAGCTCAGAGAATAGTTAAGTGGTATAGCTACTGTAAGCATTCAAAAGGAGTATTAGAAGGACAACCAATAGTATTAAATTCATGGGCTAAGTTTGTAGTTTGTAATATAGAAGCTTGGAAGCATAAAGACACAGATTATAGAAGGTTTAGGTTTGCATTTATTCAAGTAGGAAGAAAGAATGCAAAATCTCAATTAGAAGCAGGTATGTCAGGCTATGAAATAGGAGCAAAAGGATATAATGCAGCAGAGGTTTACACTTTAGGAGTTGAAAGAGATCAAGCTAAAATTGTTTTTGATGAATGGGAACTAATGACTTCTAAACCATTAAAGAAAAAGTTTAAGTTTACTCAAAAGGAGATAAGACATAAGAAGAGTAATAGTTTTATAAAACATCTAAGTAAAAAGGCTGGTAAAACTGGTGATGGTAAGAATCCACAAATGGCTATTATAGACGAATATCATGCACATCCAAATTCAGATATGTATGATGTTATGAAATCAGGTATGATGGCAAGAACAGAACCTTTATTAGTAATAATAACTACTGCGGGGATGGATTATGAAGAAACTGCTTGTTACTATGAATATTTAGATTGTTGTTCAATATTGGATGGTACTTTTGAAAATGATAAATACTTTGTAATGATTTGTGAACTAGAAAAAGAAGATGATCCTTTTGATGAAGAAGTTTGGTTAAAAGCCAATCCAGTTTTATGTACTTATCCTGAAGGAATAGAAAGCATGAGGGAAAATGCTAAATTAGCTAAGAATACAAGTAATGAAAAGAAAAGAATAGAGTTCTTTACTAAGAATTGTAATATATACGTTTCAGCAGGTGAAAAAAGATATGTTGATGTTGAATGCTGGAAAGCTTGTAAAGAGGACATAACCTTAGAGAATTTCAGAGGACATGATTGCTATATTGGAATAGATTTATCAAAGTCAGGAGATTTAACTTCAATTGCTTTTGAGTTTCCTTATTTAGAAGGGGATGTCAGAAAATATGCTTTCTTTGGACAATCATTTATACCATCAGAGGTAGTTAATGAAAAAATGATAACTGACAATGTACCATATGAATTATGGAGTAAGAAAGGTTGGTTAATAAAGACAGAAGCTAATGATGGCTTGATAGTAGATTTTTGGTCAGTTCTAAATACTATACAAAGTATTGTTAAAGAATATGATTTAAATGTTATTGAAATAAGTTATGACCCTCATGGAGCTGCAATGTTAGTTAGTGAATTAGAAAGAATAGGTTATATATGTGTACAATGTGGACAAAGTTGTGCAAAATTAAATGAAGCTACTGTAAGCTTTAGAGATTTAATGAAAGTTAAGCAAATAGTTCATGATGATAATAAACTTATGACTTGGTGTGTTCAAAATGCAGAGACTGATACTAACTCTTTTGGAGAAATAAAAATAAGTAAGAAGAGTAGATTCAAAAGAATTGACCCATTAGCTTCTAGTATATTTGCTCATAATAGAGCTATGACATATTGGAATAGAGAAAACTTAGATGTGAGCGAATTTGCAGAAGAAGATTTCTTAAAGAAATTATGGGGGAGAGGATAGATGAAATTTTTAAAAAATTTGTTTAGTAAAAGAAGTAATTATGATGAAGATATTGGAGTGAGTTTATCAGATTCTAACTTTTGGGAGAAATTTGGTATAAAATTAGGATTTTCAATATCAGGCAAAAAAGCTTTAAAAGAAAATACAGTTTATATATGTACAAAAATTAGAGCAGAAAGTATAGGTAAATTATCTTTAAAAGTTTATAAGGAAAGAGAAGAATATAAAGAGCATGAACTTTATTATCTTTTAAAATATAAACCAAATCCATTAATGAACTCAATTAATTTTTGGAAGTGTATAGAAGCACAAAGAACTTTAAAGGGGAATGCATATGCGTATATAGAAAGAAATAAAAAGGGACAAGTTACAGGGATATATCCTATAGATTCAGATAATGTTACCAAAGTAATTGATGATAATAATTTCTTAAGTAGCTTAAGTAAAGTTTGGTATATAGTAATTGATAATAAAGGGATAAAGCATAAATTATATTCAGATGAAATATTACACTTCATTGGAGATATTACTTTAGATGGATTGATTGGAATAGCTCCATTAGAATATTTAAAATGTACTGTTGAAAATGGAAGAGCAACTCAGGAGTTTGTAAATAAATTCTTTAAGAATGGACTTAGTACAAAAGGTGTAATTCAATATGTTGGAGATTTAGATGAAAAAGCTAAAAGAACTTTTAGAAAAGAGTTTGAATCGATGAGTAATGGATTAGAGAATGCTCATTCAGTTTCATTACTTCCTTTAGGTTATCAGTTTCAACCTTTATCATTAAGTATGGCTGATGCTCAATTCTTAGAAAATTCAAAATTAACTAAGAGAGAAATTGCAGCAGCATTTGGAATGAAGTCTTATCATCTAAATGATTTAGAGAGAGCAACATTTAATAATCTTACAGAGCAACAGAAAGATTTTTATATAACAACACTTCAACCATCTCTTACTAATTATGAGCAAGAGATGCAGGATAAGTTATTTAGCCAATATGAAACTTTAAAAGATGTAAGAGTAGAATTTAATGTTGATACTATTTTAAGGAGTGATATAAAAACTAGATATGAATCTTATAGAATAGGTATTCAAAGTGGTTTCTTATCTCCTAATGAGGTAAGGAAAAAAGAAAATTTACCTGCTAAAGAAGGAGGGGATGAACTACTTGCAAATGGTAATATGATTCCAATAATTATGGCAGGAAAGCAATATCTGAAAGGTGGTGATAATAGTGGAGCATAAGGAAGTTAAGAGAGAAGTAAGACACTTTATTTCTAATTTTGAAGCAAGGTCAAATGAAGAAAGTGGAGTTAAAACAATATCAGGTTATGCATCAAAGTATAACGTAGAATCACAAGTATTAAGAGATTGGTGGGGAGATAAGTTTGTAGAAGTTGTTGCTGAGGGAGCTTTTGATAATAGCTTAAGAAACAATACTATAAAAGCCTTATATAATCATAATACTGATAATATATTAGGTTCAACAAAGAGTGGTACTTTAAGGCTAGAAAGTGATTCAGTAGGATTAAGGTTTGATATTGATTTACCTAATACAACAGTTGCTAATGATTTATATGAAAGTGTAAAGCGTGGGGATGTTGATGGTACTTCCTTTGGATTCAAGGTACTTGATGATAAGTGGAGTAAAGTTGAAAAAGATGGTGAAGAAATAATGAAAAGGACTTTATTAGAAGTTGAGTTATATGAAATATCACCAACACCATTTCCTGCTTATGAAGATACTGAGGTAGATTGCAGAAGTTTAGAAAAAATAAAAACAAGTGTAAAGAAAAAAGAAGAAAAAAGAAGTAATTTATTAGAGCTTATGTATTGTTAAGGCTCTTTTTTTATTACTTAAATTTAGGAGGAATTTTAGGAATGAATTTATTTGAAAGATTAAAGGAATTAAGAGCAAAGAAAAAAGAGTTAGAAGAGAAAAGAAGTGGTATTGTAGATGAGGTGAGATCACTAGCTAAAGAAGGGAATGAAGAGGAAGCTAGAAGTAAAGCTTTAGAAAGAGAGAAGATAGAAGCTAGAATGGAAATAATTGAAGAAGAAATAGAATCACTTATGGAAGCCATTGAAGAAGAAAGAAGTAATGGGAGTCTATCTGGTGGAAGAACTTTAGGAGGAGAAACTTCAAAGGAAGAAAAGAGATGCCTTCAAATAAGTGGTATGAGTAAAGTTGTAAGAGGTATAGCTTTAAGTGAAGAAGAAAGAGATGTGATGTCATCATCTAATAACGGAGCAGTAATACCACAAGAGTTTGTTAATGAATTTGAAAAGTTAAAGGAAGGTTATCAATCTTTAAAAGAATATTGTCATGTAATACCAGTAGCTAGAAACACAGGAAAGTTACCAGTAAGAGCAGGGTCAACAGTTACTAAACTTGCAAACTTAGAAACAGATAAAGAATTAGTTAAGGCTATGTTAAATACAAAACCTATGACTTATGATATAGATGATTATGGATTACTTGCACCAATAGATAATTCATTGTTAGAAGATAGTGAAATAAACTTCTTAGAATTTGTAAATGAAGAGTTTGCAGAGTTCTCAGTTAATACAGAAAATTCAGAGATAGTAAATAAAGCTAAGGGTTTATTAGCAGAAGAAGTTGTAGGAGATTATCAAGGGTTAGTTAAAGCAATTAATTCATTAGCTCCTAATGCTAGACAAAGAGCAGTTATTGTTACTAATTCAGAGGGAAGAGGATATTTAGATGGATTAATGGATAAGCAAGGTAGACCATTATTAAAAGAATTATCAGATGGTGGAGAGCTAATATTTAAAGGTAGACCAGTTATTGAATTAGAAGAAACAATACTTGATACTGGAGAAGAAACTAAGTTTATGATAGTAGACTTAAAAACATTAATTAAGTTTTTAGACAGAAAGCAATATCTTATAGATCAATCAAAAGAAGCAGGATATACTAAGAATCAAACTATTGCAAGAATAATAGAAAGATTTGATGTTGAAGCACCACTAGATAAAGCAACTGATGCTGAAAAAATAAGAAAATTTGGAGTAATTATAAAAATAGGTGATACAGTAGTTACACCTAAAAATAAAGATAAGGTTGAAGCAGGAGAAGCTACTCAATAATAGAGTAGCTTTTAATTTATGGAAATAAAAGAAATAAAAGAATATTTAAGAGTTGATTTTGAGGAAGATGATATTCTTCTTCAAACTCTTATTTATGCAGCAGAGGAATATTTATTAAATGCAGGTATAAAAAAAGATTACTCTAAATCACTTTATAAACTAGCCATAAGTTTGCTTGTTAAACATTGGTATGATAACAGAGATAGTGTAGCTATTGGAAGTACAACTAAGAAATTAGAATTTTCATTAAATTCTATATTAGTTCAGTTGAAATATTGTGGTGACAAAAATGGATAGATTAAATAATAGAATTTTAATAAAAAAAGAAGTTATAAAAGTAGTTAATGGTAGAAGACAAAAAGAAGAGCCGATTGAATTTTATCCATGTTGGTCTGAAGTGTTGGACTTATATGGAAAGGAACTATATGAAGCTATGTCTATGAAGTTAGAGAATACAGTTGTATTCAAAGTTAGGTACTGTAGAAAGTTAGAAGAGTTAAGAAATAAAAAGGATTTTTTTATTGAATGGCAAGGAAGAAAGTATAGTATATATCAAGCTGATTTCCTAGGATATAACAAGAAATTTATAAAGTTAAAATGTAATGAGGTTTTATAAATGAGTGGGTGGGAAATTGAGTTTGAAGGTTTAGATGAACTTATAAAAACTTGTGAAAGTTTAGCTACTGAAAATCAATTAGAAACTACTGATAAAAAGGTGCTTAAAGAATGTGGTGATTTAGCTTATGAAACTGTAAAGCCATTAATTCATAAAAGCAAAGATAATAGTAAGAGTGGAAGAAAAGGTAGTAGACCTAATGGCCATGCATCAGATAATATTCCTAAGCCTAAAATAAGTAAAAAGAAAGGAAAGCTTCAATGTATTGTAGGATGGGAGAAATCAGATAATACACCGTATTTCTATATGAAGATGGAAGAATGGGGAACATCAAAAAGACCACCACACCACTCTTTTGGAGTAGTTAATAAACTATTAAGAAAACAATATAGTAATATTGCTTTAAAGCATTATGAAAAATTAGTAAAAAAATTAGAAGATTAGAGGTGATAAGTTGGAGGTTGATATTATAGACTTAGTAAGTGAAACATTAGAACCTTTAAATATTATGGTTATAGAAGGATGGTATGATAATGAATTAAATAAAACTCATATAACCGTACATGAATATCTTGAATCAGAAGAAAGCTTTCAAGATGATGAAGCAAGTGAATTAGAACACAATATACAAGTAGATATTTGGAGTAAAGATTCTGTAGAAGCTTATAATTTAAAAAAGCAAGTTAGAAAATTATTAAAAGAAAATGGATTTAAATTTACAAGTGGACAAGATTTATTTGAAAGTGATACTAAAATATATCATAAAGGATTAAGATTCACTTATTTGGAAGAAGTATAAAAAGAAAGGATTTTGAGAAGTATGTCATTAGTAGTAAAAACAAGAAGAAAAGCATTAAAGGATATACATATAGCTTTAGTAACTAAAAATGATGCATCAAATTATGCTACAGAGACTCCTATAAAATTAGGTCGTTCAATAAGTGTAAAAGAAACCGTTAAGAAGAATGTTGAAAAAACTTATTCAGATGATGGAGTAGAAGAGGTAATTGAGAGTTATGTAAGCACAGAAATAGAGTTTGATGTAAATAAACTTTCACCAGAAGATAAGTCAATGGTTAGAGGAGCTTTATATGAGAATGGTTTTTTAGTTTATAACAAGGATGATAAAACTCCAGAAGTGGCTATAGGATGGAGAGCTAAAAATACAAATGGTAAATATGAATTTATATGGCACTATTGTGGTAAATTTAATGAGGGGTGGACAGAGAACTTTGAAACAGAGCAGGAGAAAGTAAAGACACAGACTTCTAAGATGAAAGGGACATTCTATGCTAGAGATAAAGATGGTAATTATAAAATAGAAGTAGATGAAACTTACTTACTAGACGAGAATAAAGGTGCTAAAAGTGCTATTGAGAATTGGTTTTCAAAAGTTCCAGAGTTAGTTAAGGCTACTAAAACACAAGAAGAAAGTTTAAGTGAAGTAAAAGAAAAGCAATAATTTTAAAAGAAGATAGGTTTATTTAACTCTATCTTCTTTTTATTTTGAAAGGGTGATTATATGAAGATAACAGTTAAGAATAAAGAGTATGATTCAGGAAAGTTAGTAAGAAGTAAATATAAAGCTTATTCAGAGTTAAGAGATAAAATTTTATCTAAACAAGAAGACGGAAAGTCATACAATGAAGAAGATTTAGATAATATGGTTAGTGTTCTTGTAAAGATATTTGATAATCAATTTACCGAAGATGATATAAATGATGATATGGATGTAGCTGACATAATATTTAATTTTACATCAATAGATTTTAGTATTATGGAGAAACTTGATAAAAAGGTAGAGAAAGTAAATGAAGCTTTTACAAGGGGCAAGAAGTAGATTTATATGATATATCTATTTCTTGCCAAAGAACACTTAATTTTAATTGTAGAAAATACAAGAAGTCTTTAGAAATACTAAAAAAATTAAATAAAAGTAAAGATGAATTTATAAATATATATAAGCTATTATTAGTATTTTTTGATAATAAGCTTACAGAAGAACAATTAGAGAAAGAAGATGTTTTAGATATTATATATATCTATTTATTAATAAAAAAGTATATAGAAAATATAAATGAAAGAATTTTAAATGTTTTAAATATAGATCAAGAAGAAAAAGAAGAAAGTGCATTTGATGATTATGATGAAGAGTATGGGTATAACGCTTTAGAAGAAAGTGAGGAAATAGAAAAAGATATTTATGATAGTTATCTTAATATTTTAAATGTAATTTTTAAATTGGCTAAGAATGAATTAAACATGAATATAAAGGAATCTTATGAAATTGATATTTATGAGTTACTTGATTATTTAGATTTTGAATTGAAAAATAGAGAAAACATTCAGACCTCAGAAGAAATTTAGAAAGGAGGAATGATATGGCTGCAAATATTAAAATAGGAGCTAATTCTAGTGATTTTCAAAAACAAATGAAACAGATGGCTCAAGAATTAAAGAAAGTAAGTAGTAGCTATAATTTAGCTAATACACAGGCTAAACTTTTTGGAAATCAAACGGATTTACTTAAAAGTAGACAATCAGAATTAACTTCTAAAATTAAAATTCAAAATAGAATGATTGAAGCCCAAGGAAACAATCTTAAAAAGTTAAATGGTGATTTGGATAAGCAAAAATCTACACAGAAGGAACTAGCAGATAAGATTGAACTTACTAATAAAAAGTATAAAGAAAGTGTAGAAGCAACTGGCAAAAGCAGTAAGGAATCTAAAGAATTAGCTAAAGAACTTAAAGAATTAAAAGAGGATTATGCTAAAAATGATAAGGCTATAGAAAGTAATATTTCTAAATTAAATAATGCAGAAACTAAGCTTAATAATAGTAAAAAAGCATTATTAGAAAATGAGAAAGCACTTAAAGATGTAAATAAAGAATTAGAAAAAAGTAAGTTAGATAAATTTTCAGAAGGAATAGGAAAAGCAGGAGAGAAAGCTGGAAAAATATCTGATAAAATGAAACCAGCCAGTATTGCTATAACTGGATTTGGAACTGCGGCAGCAATGGCAAGTATAGGCTTTCAAGAAAGTATGGCAAAAGTAAGTACAATAGCAGATGACACAGAAGTTCCGTTGGATGATTTAAAGGCTGGAATAATTAATTTGTCTAATCAAACTGGAATAAGTTCTGATGAAATAGCTAATAACGTATATGATGCTATATCAGCTGGACAAAAAACTGGTGATGCGGTTAACTTTGTTAGTAACTCAACCAAGTTAGCTAAGGCAGGATTTGCAGAAGCAGGACAATCTTTGGATATTCTGACTACAATATTAAACTCATATGGAATGAAAGCAAGTGAAGTAACTAAAGTAAGTGATACTCTTATTCAAACTCAAAACTTAGGTAAAGTTACAGTTGGAGAATTATCTTCTGATATGGGTAAGGTTATACCAACTGCAAAGTCTTTAGGAGTAAATTTAAGTCAAGTTGCTAGTGGTTATGCAATAATGACTGCTAAAGGTGTTAAAAGTGCAGAGACTACTACTTATATGAACTCTATGCTTAATGAATTAGGTAAAAGTGGAACTGTAGCAAGTAAGGCTTTGCAAAGTGCAACTGGAAAGACATTTCCTGAACTTATAAAAAACGGTAAGAGTGTTGGAGATGTTTTAAATAGCATGGATGAATATGCTAAGAAAAATAAAAAATCATTATCAGATATGTTTGGTAGTGCAGAGGCTGGTAAGGCAGCATTACTATTAAGTGAAAATGGTGGTAAAGATTTTAATAATATGTTAAAGCAAATGAATGATAGTTCAGGTGCTACAGAAAAAGCATTTAAAAAAATGAGTAGCACAACTCAATACTCTTTAACAGCAGCTTTAAATCAAGGGAAAAATGCTTTAATAGGATTTGGAGATGTTATAGCTCCATTTGTATCCTTAGCAGCACAAGGCTTAAGTAAAGTTACTACTTTATTTAATAAAATGTCTTTAGGACAAAAGAAATTAGTAGTTGGCTTTGGAGCATCTTTTGTGGGAGCTAATTTATTATTAAGTGGTTTTAGTAAATTAGCTACAGGAATAAAAAGTAACATAGAATTTACTAAAAATATGATTAAGACTACTAAAAATGGTGTAGGAGCTATAAAGAATTTTGCAAATGGTATTAAAAATGGTACTAATGCTTTAGGTATATTTAAAAAAGGAATTACAAATGGGATTAAGAGTATAGGAAGTTTTAGTAAAAATCTTATAACAACTACTACACAAGGTATAAAGAACTTTGGAAAAGGAATAGTTAATGTTACAAAATCATTAGGTAAATTTACTTTAGAACTTATAAAAAGTGCTGGAAAAGGATTAGTTGCTTTAGGAAAAGGATTATTAAATGGAATAAAAACAATGGCTAATTTTACAAAGTCCATAATAATAAATAGTGCAGAAGCTATTAAAAATGGAGCTATATGGGTAGCTAATAAAACAAAGATGTTAGCTTATAAAGTAGCACAGATTGCAGTAACAACGGCAACTAAGGCAATGACAGTAGCACAAAAAGCTTTGAATTTAGCTTTATCAATGAATCCAATAGGAATTGTAATAACATTATTAGTAGCATTAGCTACAACTTTCATAACTCTATATACAAAATGTGAATGGTTTAGAAATGGAGTAAATTCTGTTTGGAGTTCTATAAAATCTATATTTTCTGGATTTTCTAGTTTCTTTAAAGGTGTATTTAGTAGGGATTGGACACAAACATTTGGTTTGCTAGGTGTTCCTATTAATTCTTTCTTAAATCAAACAAAATCTATAATAAATGGTGTTAAAGGTGTATTTAATGGATTAATAACTTTCTTTAAAGGTGTATTTACAGGAAATTGGAGAATGGCATTTCAAGGCTTAGCAAATGTAGTTAAATCTATTTTTGGAACTATGGGAGCAATTATTAAATCTCCAATTAATGCTGCAATAAGTGGGATTAATATGGCGATTAGAGGAGTTAATAAATTAAGTTTTGATATACCTGATTGGGTACCAGGCTTAGGTGGAAAACATTTTGGAATTCATATTCCACAAATACCAGCTTTAGCAGAAGGGGGAATAGTAACCAAAGCGACTATGGCTTTAGTAGGAGAAGGAAAAGAACATGAAGCTGTAATTCCATTAAGTAAATTAGATTCATTAGTTACTAACTCAGTAAAAAAAGTAATTGGCTCAGGAAATACAAATAATATTGAAGTTATTGTTGATAGAATAGTAGAAAAATTAATTATAGCTCTTTCACAGGTAGAGCATATAAGTAATATAAAAATTGATGGAAGAAGACTAGCTAGAATAATAGCTCCATTGGTTAATGAGGAACTAGCTAGAATTTAGAAAGGAGGATTGGGTGTTTTATTTTATATTCAATAATAAAAAGAATACTGATTTAGGAATAAAGGTAGTAAAAAGACCTAATATTCCTATTCCCGAAAGAAATATAGAGCTTAAAAGTTTAAAAGGTAGAGATGGAAGTTTAACAAGAGATTATAAGACTTACAATGATATTAAAATATCAGTAAGTCTTAATTTTATTTCAGGAGAAAATGATTTTATAAATAAAGGAGCAGAGATAGCAGATTGGCTTTATAACATAAATGATAATAAACTTATATTTTCAGATAATGATAAATTTTATTATAAAGTCAAGAAGATAGAATGTAAGGATATAGAGAGAAGTTTAAAAGTAATAGGAAAATTTATAGTTACATTTGTATGTGATCCTTATAAATATTACATAGATAATAATGAAATTGAGATAACTAATTCAACTGAAATAGTTTCACCAATACTAGTTGAAACATCTAAATCTTTAATAACTGTATTTGGTACTGGAGATATAGATTTAACAATAAACAATAAAAAAGTTCAGTTAGAAAAAATAGATGGAAGTATAACTATAGATTCAAGCATTAAGGAGTGTTATAAAGAGAAAGAAAATTTGAGTTATAGAATGATTGGAGAATTTCCAAAACTAATAAGAGGGAAAAATACAATTAATATTAATGGGAATATAGAAAAAATAATAATTAAACCAAATTGGAGGTGCTTATAATGGCATTAAAGAAATTACCACCACTACCAGAAGGACTACATCCGTATTACTGTGTTTTTTACTGTGCATCAGGTTATTTAAGTATAGTTAGTGCAGATAGCCCCCTTTACATGCAATATCATTATAGCCAATATGCTTTTATAGGTCATGCGACTAAGCAAAAATGGGATAAAAAGAGTAATAGTTGGGTAGAAGGTGAAAGAGATGCTTGGGAGTGGGATAAGGCTGAAGGTCCAAAAGCTAAAAGTGACATTATATTTACAAATTTCGATATATATGATTATGAAGATAAACATGAAATCTCTGTCCCTAAATCTCCTAAAGCAACTGATATAAAAGTTGCTTGTGGTGAATTTATAGAAATGAATAAGGGTATGATATGGGATATAGGAAAATCAATAACATTAGAACCAGCTAATACTTTTCAAGCGTGTAATTTTAAAAGTTCTAATCCTGATATATGTAAAGTTACAGAAGATGGAAAAATAGTCGCTGTTGGTGATGGTGAGTGCATTATTACTATTACATCTAAATTATAGGAATATATATTATGGCTACTAAAGATTTTAAAATATATGTTAATTGTCCATTACCAACAGAAAAAACTACTAAAGATTTTAAAATAATTGTCGGAGAATTAAATAAGGCTAGTGTTGAAAGTATAGTAAAAATAGCAGTTAAAAGTGAATTAAGAAAAGATGTATATGTAAAAGTAAAAGATCCTGAAAAAGAAACATATATTACTATTTATGATTCTAAAGAGAAAGATTTTATTAATAATGGACTTGCTATATTAGAAGATTGTTATAGATGTGAAGTTGAGGAAGTTATGAATGGACTTTATAACTTAGAATTAGAATATCCAACAGATGATAATAAGAGTAAATATTTAGTTAAGGATAATATTATAAAAGCATCAACACCAAATGGAGAGCAACCTTTTAGAATATATAGAGTATTAGAAAATTTAGATACTACAATAGTTTATGCTAAACATATTTTCTTTGATTTAGTAGCTAATTTTTTAATGGATTGTAGGCATAAGTTTGCTACCTGTCAACAAGCTTTGGAAGATATTTTAAGTAGTACACTTTATAAACATAATTTCACTTGTTCATCAAACATAATAGAAAGAAGTAATGCGTATTATATAAGAAAAAATCCAGTAGAAGCAATATTAACAGAAGAGAATAGTATTGTAAGTATGTATAATGCAGAGATACTAAGAGATAAATTTAAAATAATTGCTAATGATAGCATTGGTAAAGATAATCATGTAATTATCAAATATAAGAAAAATCTTTTAGGACTAGAAAAAGATGATGATAATAGTGAAGTGGTTACTAGAGTTATTCCAACTGGATTAAGTTCTAAAGATGTAAGTATTATGATTGACGAAATATATGTAGATAGTCCATTAATAAATGATTATATAAATCCAATAGTAAAAGAATATCATTTTTCAGATTTAAAAGAAGATACTGAAAAAGGTATAACTATTGATGAAGTTAAAAGGCAATTAAAGATAAAAGCAGAAGAATTATTTAGTAAAGATCATATAGATTTACCTAAAACTAACTATAGAATTAATTTTTTAGATTTAAGTAGTACAGAAGAGTATAAAGATTTTAAGGCATTAGAAAAAGTAAAATTAGGTGATATAGTAACTGTTAGACATAAGGAAATGAATATTGATATAAAAAGAAAAGTAGTAAAATATAGATGGGATTGTATCAATAAAGAATATATAGAAATAGAGCTTGGAGATTTAAAGCAAACCTTAAGTAAAGATATTAGTAATATTAATAGCAAAGTAGATAGTATGGCAGAAAAGAATAAAAATGCTACAGAATTAGCTAATAAAGCTATTGATAGAGTAAGCAATTTAGAAGAGGTTAATTTTAGAGATTTAAAACAAACTCTTGATGAGGTGGAAAAGCTTACTACAAGTAATAAAGCAGCAGTAGAATTTTTAAATAAATCAGCAGGAATAAGTTCAGAAAATATAAAAGCAAATAAAGAAGCTATAGATAACTTAGATAAAAGTAATACAGATTTATCAGAACAAGTTAATAAAAATGAAGGCGATATAACTACGCTAAATGAAAAAGTTAAAGAAAATAATTTAACTTTACTAGAAGAATTTAAGAAATTAGAAGAAAGAATAAAAGTATTAGAAGATAAAAATAAAACAATTGAAAATAAAGAAGATAAAACAAGCAATGATAACAATTTAAAATAGTTGTTATTATTGCTTGTTTAATTTTAGAGAGGATGATTAAATGGAAAGAATATTTGATTACTTAAAACTAGGAGTAGTGGCATTAGGAACTGGATTTACATGGTTATTTGGAGCATGGGACACTCCTTTAGTTGTTTTAATAGTATTTATGGTACTGGACTACATAACAGGACTTACAAGAGGTTATTTAAACAAGGAGCTAAGTAGTAGTGTTGGACTAAAAGGAATAGCTAGGAAGGCTATAATATTTATAGTTTTAATTGTTGCAGTAATGTTAGATAGACTTTTAAATACAGGCAATTGGGTATTTAGAACAGTAGCTTGTTATTTCTATATAGCGAATGAAGGAATAAGTTTATTAGAGAATGCAGCATCACTCGGAGTTCCAATTCCAGAGAAGGTTAAAGATGCATTGATTCAATTAAGAGATGGAAAAAAGAAAGATAGTCTTAGAGAAAATATAGAGCATAGACAATAGTTTATGCTCTTTTATTTATATAAACAATTTTAAGAAAGAAGGAATTAGTATGCAAAGTAGAAGTGATAGTAATTTTAAAGGAATAGACATAAGCAACTGGCAAAAAGGTATTAACTTAAATCAATTAAAAGAAAAAGGATATGAAGTTTGTTATATTAAAATTACAGAAGGAAGAGGATATATAGATCCATGCTTTGAAGAAAATTATAATAAAGCAATAGCAGCAGGAATGAAAGTAGGAGTTTATCATTATTGGAGAGGTACTTCAAGTGCTATAGAACAGGCTAATAACATAGTTAGAACTTTAGGGGATAAACATATTGATTGTAAAATAGCAATAGATGTGGAGCAAACTGATGGATTAAGTTATGGAGAATTAAATAATAGTGTTCTTCAATTAGCAGAAGAATTAGAAAGATTAATAGGAGCTGAGATTTGTATTTATTGTAATACAAATTATGCTAGGAATGTATTAGATAGCAGATTAGGTAAGTATTCATTATGGGTAGCTCATTATGGAGTAAATGAACCAGGAGATAATCCTATATGGAATAAATGGGCAGGATTCCAATATTCAGATAGTGGAACTTCAAATGTAAATGGAAGTTTAGATTTAGATGAATTTACAGAAGAAATTTTTATTAATGGAGAAAGTTTAAAAGCAACTGAAAATAAAGCATTTCCTACTAATGCAAGAGCAAAGGTAGCATTAGACCCAAGAAGTAATTCGAGTGATGATTACATAGACTTAGGAGAAATATATGCAGGTGAAAGAATACAAGTATTAGCAGAGGTTTGTGATAGAAAAGATTACTTGCCAGTTAAGTATTGGAAAGATGCATGGGGATGTGAAAGTTCAAAAGTTTGGGTAAATGCAAATCAAAATTACTTAGAAATAGATACTAATGCTAGATCATTTAATATCGTTACAGAACTAGATGCTAGATATGAGCCATCAGCTAACTCAGAGAGAATGGGATATGTAAAAAATAATGAACGATTATATGTACATAGAGTAGAAGAAAACTATGCTTTAGCAACGTACTATGCAGGTAGTGGATATAAAACTGCTTGGTTTACTAAAAAATATATCAATTTATTAGGATAAACAAATTTACTGTTTTATATTCTTTATGATAAAATTATATGTGATTTAAAATTAATTTAGGTTAATGAGCAAGTATAAGAGGTGACTATATGAGTGATGAAATAAGATATGCTATTGTAATAGGAATAAATGATTATGAAAATCGTCCATTAAATTTTTGTGCTAATGATGCAAGGTCTATTAAAGAATCATTGATTAAAAATTGTCGTTTTAAAAATGAAAATATATATGAAATAATTAGTTGTGAAACATCAACTAAAAAAGATATAACAGGATTATTTTTAGAGGCATTAAGAAAAATAAAATCTAAGTTTAGAGAAGAAAAAGATAGTATATTATTCTATTTTGCTGGACATGGAGGTTACAATGAGGATAAATCAGTGTTGTATTTTCAAGATATCACATATCCGATAGAAGAAGTATTTTTAAATATTGCACCTATAAAACCTAAGATTCAAACGTATATAATAGATGCTTGTCATTCTGGTGGAAAAGTTTTAACAAGAGCAAATTCGGAAGCGGATATAGATAAATATATAAAAAATTCAAATGGAGTTATGTTTTTATATGCTTGTCAAAAGCATGAATTTGCTTATGAAAAACCTGATATACAGCATGGTGATTTAACACATAGCTTTTTAGAAGCTTTAGAAAATAAAAGTTTATATGATGAAGGAATACTAACATTTAATAGAATTGTAGACGAGGTTCAAAAATCAATATCACAATCTAGTGGTTTTAAGCAAATACCTGTAATAGAGAATAGTGTAACTGGATATTATCCATTTGCTATAGATTATTCTAAAAAAATAGAAAAGATTAATGGTGAAGATAATATGAAGTTGATTGATAGGAATGAAAATGATGCAAAAGAAATAGTTTGTATTGATGCAGCAAAGTCAAAAGAAGATTATATTACTTTAAATAAAGAAAAAATAATGAATATAAGAAAAAAAATCTTTGACAAATTAAATAAAAAGTTTGAAGAGGATTTAGATAAATATGAAGTTGAGGATATGGAAAAATATAATGTTAGTTATTTTAATGATTTTAACTTTCTAGATTCTAAGAATATTATTAGTAGTAGCCTTTTAGAAAAAGAAATTGTTACTTATGTTGAAGAAAGTAAATTGATTCCTTTAAATAATTTAATATATAGTGAAGAAAAACAAGTAATCCCAAGTACAAATCCCTTTTCTAATATTTTAGCTTCTATAAATTTATATAATAATATAAAACAAGAAAAAAAAGATTATATTATTAATTTTATAAATGATAATATTAAATCTAAATTTA